GTCAGTAGTTGTTTCTGCAGAAACAGTTTCTTCTTCTTGTTGAACAGCAAACATACTTTGTGCAACTTCTTGACGACGTGTATCTAACATTGGTGCTAGTTTTTCTGCCATTGCAGTTGCAAATGCTTTTTCTGTTTCTAATGCATTACCTTGAACGATTGCTTGGATTAAATTTTCTACTGATTCTTTCATGTGTGTCTCCTATTAATTTGGCCAAGTACCAGTTTTTAGTTTGGTAACTTTTGCTGGCTGTTCTTCATTTGTCTGTTCAGCATTTACTTCTGATTGATCTTCTGCTGGTTGTTCTTGTTGCATAGAATTTTGTGCAACGTAATTATTCATAGCAGTATTCTGTACACCTGTTAACATTCCTTCTTTTTCAGCCTGAGCCATTTGCAATTCTGCTTCTTGCTCGATTTCTTTTTCAATCTGTTCGACTTGATCTTCATCAAGTCGAAGAATGTTTTTCTTGACCCATGTTTGGCTATAATATTTACCAACATATGGATCAATAGTTTGCAAGGCTTGTAATCTCTGAGTCAATATTTCTGCATCTTTTAACTCAGAGAAGTGATTGTCTTCAATGTAATCGTATTTGAAGAATGGACGAATATCTTCCCACTCATCAGCACGAATAATACCTTTTGCAATTAGTTGAACTCTAAGTGCCTCAGAGAACAACACTGAAAACTTTTTACGAAGTCTAACAATAAATTTATTAAACTTAACTTCGTCACGAGAAATTTCTTGTGAACGTCCAATGCTAAATCCCTGTTGTGGTTGTAAACGAGAGATTGGAACATTCAATGCATGATAAAGTTTGTTCTGGAAATACTCGATATCTTGAATCTCGCCAAGGTTTTGACCACCTGGAAGCGTAGTAATCTCAGTTCCCTTACCACCTTCACGACGAGGCATCCAGAAATCTTCCATCATTGACAAGTGGCGACGATCGTCACGAGTTTCACCAGTAGTTGCATCATAAACAATTTTGTTTCTAAACTTGTTCATAATGTCAGAGACATATTGCTCTGCTTTTAACTTTGGTAAATTACCAACATCAATGTAAAATATTCTGCGCTCAGGTGCTCGACTAATACGATAGATGACCAAAGAATCTTCAATCATCTTTAATTGATTAACTGGCTTAATGGCTTTATGTAAATAAGATAATGCCATCCCAGTGTTTTGGTCTACATATCCTGATGGACAATACACAACAGAATCTATTGCTAATTTAACACCTTGTGTAGTCTGCTCTGTAATACCTTTATCGTTATAAAGATAATATTCTTCAATTTGTTTTACTACATCAACACCTTGTGGTGTTCTTTCTTTTTTAATATTTTTAATGCGACGAATTTTACGAGGATCAATATAACGAAGTTCTACAATACCTTCTTTAATTCGTTCTTCATCTATAAGAATTTGATAATATAATCTTCCATCAATATACCAAGTGCGGAAGATTTCATGTGCTCTTTCATCAAATTTTAAGAGTCTTTGTACATTATCAAATTCTTCTTTTATTTTTGTTTTAATAGAAGAAGATAGTTTTAACTCATCTAAGTTTAATTCAACTGGTCTCTTTTGTTCATCAGCGATAATTGCTTCATTTATAATATCTTCAATCGCATTATCACAATCTGAATATTGAGAAACCTCACGATATCTACGTAGAAGGTCGTTTTCATTTTTAACAACACCTTCTAAATCCATGACCATACCGTAATAACCACCAGCATTAACACCAGTGTTTATTACGGTTGCGCCTGTATCAACTGCACTAGGAGTTACAACAGATTGCAACTCCTGTTCTTTTTTACGCTTTATCTCAAAGCCAAAAATTTGCATAATGTAAAAATCCTTTAGTTATATTATAGAGGGAACGAACCAACTGGTGTATCAATAGAAACATTGACACCAAATCCAGCAGCAGCCCCAGTATTTGATGTGAAGAAGTTATATGTAAACTCTACATCAAATTGTTCAATAGCATTTTGTTGTTCGTAATCTAGTCCTACAGCAGAAACATTAGTTGGGAAAGCATCAACAAACTTGTAACTTTTAATAATTGCACCATTACGATCTAATTGATGAACACTCATGTCAACTTGATAATCAGTAGGATTAGTTCTTCCAAGAGTTGTGTTATAGTTTTGAATACCAGATTGCCACTGCTCTAAAGCATTACGAATACCAAATGTTGTATCATTGTAAATCGTAACAGTCCATGGAGCAAAAGTTCTTTCTCCTGCAAACTGCACAGGACGCCCACGATATAAAACAGGAATTGTCTCAATAGTAGAAGCAGGTAGTTGTGCTGCTTTACATAAGAATTGAGCACGCTGTCCTGCTACCACACCCAATGTTACATAAGACGGGAATGTTAACTCGACACGAAACTGATTAGGGCGAGCACCGCCACCAATCATTTGTGCTTTAAAATCAGCAATATTTGCCATTTAAATCTCCTTTTGTTCTTTCTTATTTATCCCTGATTAAGCACCAATTTCTGAGAAGTTAATCGCAGAACGAGCAGCAACAAATGTCAGAGTAATAAAGTTGATTGAACGATTTGGCTTAATAAAGATATCAGCAACGAATTCGTTACGATCGATAACTTCACCAGTATTGTTAGATTCATCGCACTTAACTACGAAATCTGTAATACCACGACGACCCTGAACATCACGGAGGAATGGCTCTACTAGATTCTTAAACTGAGCACGTGTGAAACTATCATTAAATTCAAACAACTGGAATTTAGCAGCAGTTGCAATTGCTTTTTCAAGAACGATAAACAGACGACGCACGTTAATACGATCGAATGCACTTGGTTTTGCAAGTAGAGTTTTATCTCCAAACAGAACAGTACCTTCACCTGGGAATGTAACCACAGGGTTAACACCATTTTTGTAAAGATTATCACGCATTGTTTTATTAGGTTGTACAGCAAGACGTACAACATTTTTGATCTGTCCACGATTTAGACCACCTGGAGAGAACCATGGATCGTTTGTATAGTCAGTGCGTGCGCAAAGACCAGCTACATCACCATTTAATGGAATATAACGATACTTATCATTGTAACGATCATACTGATATTTGTAGCCAGAATCAAGAACAGCGTATGATGTGCTTGACAATGCATTTCTATATGCATTAATCTGCGTAACTTCATTATCAGTAGATCCAATAATAATATCATGTGTTGATACATTTTGTGGAGAGATAAATGCTACGCAGTCTAGTCTTGTTTCACAGACATTGTTAATAACAGATTGTGCGACAGATGCTTTTGCTTTGCCAAGAAGAACTAAACTAATATCATATACTTCTGCATTAGCAAATAAAGTATATGCAGATTGTTGTTCGCCATCTGTTAATGCATAATCATCAGTGCCACCAGAAAGAGAACGCTTAACAGCAGCTGATAAGTTTTTAAATGATGCACCTTGTGCTGGTTGACCCCAGTTAGTTCCTAATCCAGTGATTGCAGCTGGTGGATCCATCCACCAAACGTATTCTGAACGAGAATTTAATACATCTTTATAATAATTATTAGTACCATCTGATTTTTTAGCATCAGAGGCTTTTGAAACGAAAGCAAATTTTTCTAAAACAGTTCCTTTTGTTCCAGTAATTAAACCATCTTCATCAAATACTAAAATATGTAGCTCATCATTAGTTCCATTAACTGATGCGGCATAGTCAGATGTTCCTGGTGCACCTTCAAATTCTGCAGCGCAGTTAATAGTTACACCATTTAATACAGTAGTCCAACCAGAGTATGTATTTGCATCAGCCATTGTTACATGAAGAGAGTTACCTAATGTACCTGGATATTTTGCAGCAAATTCACCAACAATAGCAGCACCAGTAGAATATGACTGAAGATAATGCTCTCCATTCATAATCTTTACACCTAAGTTTTGACTAATAGTAGCAGTAGCTGTTGCAACTGTACCAGTTGGTGGTGCACCGATAGTTACTGAAGGAGGATTGTCATATCCAGAACCAGCATTCGTAATTGTAATTCCTGTTATTGAAGAAGTAGAAAGTGTTACAGTTGTTGTTACACCACCACCATCTCCAGTAACATTAACTACTGGCAACAGTTTGTAGCCTTCGCCTGGATTTGTAATAGTAATACTAGTGATAACACCACCTGAGATATTGGCAGTGGCAGTAGCACCTGTTCCAGTATCACCCGTAGCAGGAGTAATAGTAACAGTAGCAGTTGTGTAACCAGTGTTACCCTCACCACTAACAGTAATTGCAGAAACACCACCACCAGAAAGAGTAGCAGTAGCAGTAGCTTGAGTACCACCGACAGCATCTGGGGCACCAATAGTTACAGTTGGAGGAGAAGCAGTAGAAACATAGCCGCTTCCAGCACTGTTTACTGCAATACCAGTTAAACTACCTGTTAAAATAGCAACAGCATTTAAGTGTCCTGCATCTGCACGATTTAATAATAAATTGTTAGTGTATGATAAAAAGTTAGCTGCTGTGAAGAAAGAATTTGCATTACTATCATTAGGTTTACCAAAACGACGAACTAACTCGTTTTCTGAGGTAACTGTGACAGGTTCCATAACTGGACCCCATGCAAACGCACCAGCAAAAGCACCAATAGAGCTAGAAACTGCTGGAACGATAGAAGTGAAATCTTTTTCTACGACTGCAACGCCTGGAGATAATTGAAACGGCATTGTAATTCTCCTTGTTAATAAGTTTACCTTTAGACAACTTTATGTCTACATTTTATTTAGTTTTTGCACGATTTCTAGAAGTTTAGCGGAGGTTTTTCTGGACCACCATCGTCATAAAAACCAAACGGAGTTAATTCTTCCTCAATCGCCTGCATTTGTTTTTTATACATAACTTCTCTTAGATTTACATTATTTAGGTCTTTAAAATAAGAGTTGGTAGTTAGCCAACCGAACAAAACCAAAGGCATGACTAAG